ATCCGTGGTTTCCTACCGAGCTTGAGCAGGAGCGTCTGGACTGCCTGCGCGACAATCCCGACCAATACGATCACATCTGGGAAGGTGGTTATGTTACCGTCGCGTCTGGTGCGTATTTCGCCCGGTGCTTGGCTGAAGCACGGGCAAGCGGACGCATTGGCTTTGTCGCGGAAGACCCGAACCTGATCATTCGCCTTTTTGCGGACATCGGCGGGACCGGCGCAAAGTCCGACAATTTTGTGTTCTGGGCTCAGCAGATCGTCGGCACGGAAATCCGATGGGTCAATCATTACGAGGTCCAAGGGCAGCCGCTGTCGGCTCATCTCGCCTGGATGCGGAGCGTTGGATACACGCCAGATCGCGCCAAGGTCTTTCTCCCGCATGACGGTGAGACTCACGATCGCGTGTTCAATGTCAGCTTCGAGTCAGCGTTCCGGGAGGCTGGATATGATGTCCAGATCATTCCGAATCAGGGCAAGGGAGCGGCCAAGGCTCGCATAGAGGAAGCGCGCCGGTTGTTTCCGAGAATGCGGTTCGATGCTGACAAGTGCAATCCCGGCTTGGAAGCATTGGGCTGGTATCACGAAAAGCAGGACGAAATGCGCGACCTCGGGCTTGGGCCGGAACATGACTGGTCGAGCCACTCGGCGGATGCGTTCGGGCTGGGCTGCATCGCTTACACTGAGCCAAGCGCGCCAGCGAAAGCGGAACACCAGTTCGTCGGAAGCTGGATGGGCCGATGATGAACATGCCCCCACAACGCCAGCTTTTGGCAATGCGCGGACGATCGTGGACGGAGCAACTGCCGCTCATTCGCGCTGCAAACGATGCACATCGCCAGTGGAGCGTGGTTGTGAAGATGAGGCGAAGCCATCGCAGCAGATCGCGCATCAATAATCAGGAAGTGCCGATTATGCCCGCTCCATATGCCGTCAACCTTCCTGCGGTGTTGGCCGGGACGGAGACCACGCATGGCTGATGATTTCGGCAAGGACGTTCGCGAACTCCTGACATCGGCTGAAGAAGCCGACCGCCACAACCGCGAGGAAGCGGTTCTCGATCTCAAGTTCGAGGGATTCGAGCAATGGGACGAACGCGACCTGAAAGCGAGGACAGCGCGTCACCTTCCGTGCATCACCGTGAACTTCGTCCAGCAATACACCAACGTTGTTGTCGGAGATTGGCTCCAGAACGAGACCTCGATCAAGGTTCTGCCGCGTGAGAATGGCGACGTGGACGTTGCCGATGTGCGCTCTGAACTCATTCGATCGATCGAACTGCAATCCAAGGCCGACCGCGTTTACACATCGTCTCTAGGGCAGATGGTCGCGTGTGGCGTGTCAAACTTCCGAGTGGACATCGATTACGCCTACGAGGATGCGTTCGAGCAGGATATCTTCATTCGCGACATTCCCGATCCGTTGGGTGTGTGGTGGGATCCGCTAGCCTTCGATCCGACTGGGCGGGATGCGACGTATTGCTTCGTCGGCGACGAGATGACGACGGATGAATATAAGAAACTCTATCCCAAGGCAGCGTTGCCTAGCCTGCTTGAACGGGAACTTACGGGAACGATCTGGTATCGCCGCGACACGGTTCTGGTTCCCGAATACTGGCGCATTGTCGAGAAGCTGAGGACGTTCGGACTGACGGCCAACGGCAAGACGGTCGATCTGACGGACATTCCCGAGAAGAAGTGGCCCACGCTAGCCGTCGATTCTGACACCAAGAAGCCAATCGTCCGCGAGAAGGCCAAGTGCAAATACGCCGTCAGGGTAATGACCAACGGCGTCGAGCAGTTGGATGACGAATACGAGCTGAAGCTGTCCAGGCTTCCGATCATTCGCGTAATGGGTCGCGAAACGCGGGTTGAGGGCAAGCGCATCCGTTCCGGCCTCATTCGGGCAATGCGCGATTCGCAGCGGATGAAGAACTATGCCCGCTCGATCCGGGCCGAACTGCTGATGAAGGCGGCGCGGGTGAACTTCGTCGCTCCTGCCTCAGCGGTGAAAGGCCGGGAGCAGGATTGGGAAAATACGCTCGTCTACAACGACGGTGCGCAGGCTCCGCAGGAAGTCACGGCTCGAAACCTCGGGGCATTGATTGCCGAGGAGAACTTCTACTCGCAGGATATGATGGACGTAACGGGCATTCACGAAGCGTCCCGTGGAATGCCGTCGAACGAGACATCCGGAAAGGCAATTCTCGCGCGCCAGAGCGAGGGCGATACGGCAACGGCCATCTTCCACGCACACATGACCGACGCGCAGCAGGAAGCTGGCGAAGTCTGCAACCAGCTTATCGACACGGTTTACGACACGACCAGGATCATTCGCACGGTCGGACCCGATCTCGCCGTCAAGATGGTGAAGATCAACGATCCAAAGGATGAGAAATCGGTAGACCTCACGCTCGGCAAGTATGACGTGACGATCGCCACGGGGCCGTCCTTCGCATCGCGTAGGCAGGAAGCCGTCGCCCAGCTGATGGAACTCGCGCAGAAGGCTCCACAGGTCGCGGAGATAGGCGCGGACATCATCGTCGGCGAAATGGACCTGATCAACGGTCAGCAGCTTCAGGAACGGCTCAAGCGAGTAATGCCGCCGCAAGTCCTTGGTGACGATGCCGACGACGGGAAATCGCCAGACGAGCTGCTTCAGCAGAAGATGCAGGCGCAGAAAGCCCAGCAGATGCAGGATATGCAAACCCAGATGGCGCTTGAGGGTGCACAGGCGGAGCTCTCGCTGAAGCAAGCTCAAGCGCAGGAAGCGGCGGCAAAGGCCGAACTAGCACAAGCTCAGGCGCTCAAGGCCAAGAGCGAAGCGATGGGCGTGCTCACTGGACAGCCCAATCCCGCCGAAGATGCAGAGGCGCAGCGCACCGCGATCATGGGTTTCGATGCTGTCACTCGCAGAATTGCCGCGCTCGAAAAAGGCGCAATGCCCGGGACGCCGCCCCTGCTGGCGCAACACCTGTCGCCGATCATCGCCGCCGCAGTCGGGCAGGCGCTGGCAAAGCATCTCGGATTTGCGCCCGTCGAATTGGGGTTGCCAAGCGCTGAGCCTGATTTGGGACAGACCGCTGGAGAGGACATGGCCGCGTGAACGTCGCCGCGCGCCTGAATAGCGATGGCGCTGTCGCAATCACGATATCGGACGGCGAGAATTGGTGGAGGGTGTGGGCTCCGGAGGAATCCGAGATAGATCACGCAATCAACGTCTTGGTGGATTGGGTTCGTCCGACCGAATTGAGCAGATCAGAGATAGAACTGGCCGCGTTACAGGCCATTGAGGGGGTTACGGCATGACAGAGCTTTCCAAAGGCGACGAAGAGATTATGCGCCTCGCAACCGAGGAGACGACAGAGACTCCGCCAGAAGCGCCCGAGAGCGACGATGCGCTCGAACTAACGGAAGACGATGAGGTTGCACCGCCAGAAGATGGCGAACAGGAAGGCAAGAAGCGCCACAAGTCGGCCAAGCAGCGCATCGACGAGCTGACGGCCCAACGTCGGGCAGCAGAGCGCGACCTTGAGACTGAACGGACGCAGCGCGCCGAGCTGGAGCGGCGTATCGCCGCACTGGAATCCGGTCACAAGCCCGACGCGCCGGAACTGAAGGCTCCCGATCCGAACGAATATGAATTTGGTGAGGCCGATCCGAAATATCTCGCCGCTCTCACCGACTACAAGGTCGAGGTGAAGCTTCAAGAGCGGGACAAGGCCTCGAGCGAGAAGCAGACGGAGCAGCAGCAGATCAAAGCCAGACAGGAACTCGGGCAGAAGCTCGATGCCGACTGGAAAGCCATGCAGGAGCGCGGCGCTGAGAAGTATGACGACTTCGCCGACAAAGTTTCCGACCTCAAGGTGAGTGAGCCGGTTCTGGCGTTCGCAATCCAGGCGTCTCCGGTTGGCGATGAAGCCGCTTACTATCTCGCCAACAATCCGCACGAAGCGGAATTGCTTCAGGCCCAGATCGCAGCCGGTGACATCATTGGGGCGGCAAAAGCCTTCGGTGAAATCGAGGGCGCGAACCTTTCCGAGCCACCGGTCAAGCCGACGAACGGCAATCCGCTCGACATTGCTCTCTACGCGGGCAGGTTGAAGGCATACACGGCGAAGGAATCCGGGGCAGAGCGCCGATCCTCAAAGGCTCCCGAACCGCCTGAACAGCGCGCTCGCGGGGCGACGGGCCGCTTCGAGGTGTCCGACGATACGACGGATTTTAAAGCGTTCGAGAAGAAGTATTCGTAGCCCTAATTGCTAACCTTCTTACGCTCCCAGCCCTGCTATATCCATGATCACGCGGCGGTGAGCCTTACGGGAAGGCAATCCGCATACCGCGCTTGAGACCGGAGGACGCGCACCCCGCATCCGCTCCCCGGTGAGATCGCCCGACGAGGCGCTTTCCACTCAACAAGGGCCATGTGCCCGACGCGGGGACTTCTTCAATGAGCAACAGCTTTAAACTCACCCAGAAGGTGGCGAACCGCCTGCTTCTGATCCTCAAGAACCAGCTTGTCGTTGCCAAACTGGCCGATAGCCGGTTTTCGTCAGACTTCGGCGGAAATGACGGCAACGTGCCGATTGGCGACACGATCACGATCCGCCGGCCGCCTCTCTTCACCGTCACCGATGGCGCGAGCTTCACCGCGCAGGACATCGTGGTTGGCTCGACCCAGCTTCAGATCAACAAGCAGAAGCACGTCGGAATGACGCTCTCCGATTTCGAGCGCATCCTCGATTACGATGGCGACAGCTTCCTCAAGGATTCCGTTGCCAACGCCAAGATGTCCGCGCTTTCGCAGCAGGTCGATACCGATGTCGGCCTTGAGCTTCTTGGCTTCCCTGGATGGGTCGGCACTCCCGCAAACGACATCACCACGATTGCCGGATTCAACGCCATGCCGCAGCGGCTCGACAACAAGTCGGTTCCTTCGACCGACCGTGTTGCGGTCCTGACGCCGGATAGCTGGTGGGGCCTCGCGAGCGCGTTCACCGGAACGATCCCCTACGACAACGATATCAACAAGAATGCGCTGATGAAGGCCAAGCTGCCGATGATCGGCAACGTGGACACCTACATGACGCAGAGTCTGCCGACGCTGACCAACGGCTCGGCAACTGCGGGCGCTGTCAACGGTGCGGGCCAAGCTGTAACCTACGCGACTGCCAAGGATACCTACGGCCAGACCCTCGCCTGCGACGGCTTCGGCGCCAACGCGACGATCAAGAAGGGTCAGGTGTTCACCATCGCCAACAGGTATGCGGTCAATCCGCGCACTCAGGCGAAGCTCGGCTACCTCCAGCAGTTCACCGTTACTGCGGACACGACTGCTGACGGAACCGGCGCGGTTGCGGCTCTGCCGATCACGCCTCCGATCATCACCTCGGGCGCGTATCAGACGGTGGACTCGGCGGTTGCCGACAACGATGTGATTACATGGGTCGGTTCGGCTTCGACCACCTACAAGCAGAACTTCTGCTATCACAAGTCGGCGGTTGCTCTCGCTTACGTCCGTCCCGCCAAGCCTTCGACCGGCGAATACAGCTATGCGGAAGATCCCGACACGGGCATTTCGCTTCGCCTGTGGGCCTTTTCGGACGGCACTCAGGACACGCACTCCTACCGCGCTGATATCATCTACGGCGTCAAGAACATCGATCCTCGGCTCGGCGTTCGCGGCTCCGGCGCGTAACCTTAGAGCGGGGCGGCTTTTTCTCCCTTGGGTCGCCCCGCTCACGTCTCTGGCAGGTGAACCATGAAACCAAGCAAAGTCCCCGGCAAGAAAGCTGGACCGAACGGCTCATTCCCGGTCGGCGATCCCAAGCACGCTCGACTGGCGATTGGCGGTGCAACACGTTCGTTCAACGCGGGTAACATCTCCAAGGGAACCGAGAACCATATCAAGGCGGTGGCTCGTGCCGAACTCAAGAACGCCGAAGGCAATCGCGCAGTCAGTCACTTCGCCAACATGAAACGCGTGGCTGGCAAATAGGGGGCCGCAATGACCCTCGTTAGCGAGACAATCACCAGGGCGTATCGGGAAAGCCAGCTAATCCCGCTGGTTCAAAGCCCAACCACGACTGAGCAAAACGAGGCGTTGCCGCTTCTCAGTTCGCTGTTCCTGTCCTGTGTCGGATATGAGGTTGGGGAGGACATTCGCGAGCTCAACATCGGCGGTCTTTACGATCGCTCTATGTATGCGACTCCGTGGATTCCCGAGAACGTCCGGCTGATCCTCAATCTCTCTGGCGCTCAGACTTTCAAGCTCGATCCCATGCCCTATGAGGGCCAACGGCTCGCCTTCGCCGATGCCGGAAACAATCTCGCGACATACAACCTCACGCTGGACGGCAACGGGCGGACGATTGAGGGCAGTTCGATGCTCACGCTGTCCACCAATGGCGACGCGCGGCAGTGGATTTATCGGTCCGACACAGCGAACTGGATCAAGATCACTGGCCTCCAACTGACGGACACAATGCCGTTCCCGACCGAGTATGACGATTATTTCATTATCGGTCTGGCGATGCGTCTCAACCCCCGAAACGGGGCGGCGACGGAAAAGGAAAGCCTCGCGACTTATGAGCGGATCGGGAACGCAATCGAGGCGAGGTATCGTCGGCCTCGCACGCCGAACGAGCCGGTTCTTGGCCTGATGAATCAGCGGCGGGGATATCATTTCGATTCCAGGGCAGCCTTCATCTCCGGCAGGCCGTAAATGCGTATCCCGCTCGGCAGAACCGACCTTAGCCGACTGGTAGCGGGGGAGCCGGTCATTCCGCTCCAGAACCGCTATTTCGAGGCAGATCCGACCAACCAGCAGGACCAGGTGGCGCTTCTCTCGCGCCCGTGTCTCAGGAAGTGGTGGAACGGACCCGATGGGGCAATCCGGCAGGTCTATTCGCAGCCGGGATCGTTCGGTGAGGCGCTGTTCTTCGTCGCCGGGACTCTGGTTTACAAGGCAACTCCGGGCGGCGCTGTCATAACCAACATCGGGACACTCACCACGCGGACCGGCTTCGTCAGCATGGCTGCGACGGACATATACCTGTTCGTCGCTGATGGGTCGGCGCTCTATTACTACACAGAGAACGACTACGCGCGCGGCACGCTGACTGCATCGGGAACGATTTCGTCCGGCGAAACCGTCACCATCGGCACGATCCACTACAAGTTCGCGACCGATTTGACGCCATCGGCTGACGGCTCGTCGGGAGCGCCGTGGTTGGTTCTCGTCGGCTCGAACACCGCCGAAACGCTCGCCAATCTGGCGGCTGCGATCAATGACGATGGCACGGTCGCGCAATACTCGGCTGCGATCGAGCCCCACTCCGATGTTACGATCGACAACACGACCGACACCACCATAACCATCCGGGCTAGAGACGCCGGGACGGACGCCAACAGCTTCGCGACGACCGAGACGATGGCGAACGGCGCATGGGGTGCATCGACTCTCTCAGGCGGCGGTGGAACGGCCTTCAACACGATCACCGTCCCCGATAACTTCGGGATCGTCTCCGTTGGCGTGATCGACGGCTTTTGCATTTGTGTCGTGGCCCAGAACCAGGGCGAGAACGGGCGCTTCTACTGGATCGAGCCGGGATCGGTCACAATCGACGCTCTGGATTTTGCGACTGCCGAGAG